CTGGGCGGTGTCGGGCGTTCCCGTGGGCACCGTCTCCCCGCCTGGCGCGGTCTCCCCCGGCGGGACCCCGGTCGGGGTGACCTCGGTGCCGGGCGCCGGGGCCGAGGGGGTGGCATTGAGGACCTGGCGAATCTGCTCGACCAGCACCGGGATGCCCGGGTCCTGGGCGAGAGACGGTGCCCCCTTCGCCAGATCAAAGGCGAGGCTGACCTCGACCGGGAGAGTGGCCGCTTCCGAGGGGGCATCGCTCTCGTCGAAGCCGGTGGCCGCGCGGGCCGCGGAGTCGGAGATGACCCGGCGGTCGTAGAGGGCGATCGCGTCCTGGGACCGGTTCGGCCGGACGATCAGGTCGCTCACGTCATACCAGATGACGTACTCCCGCGCCTGTTCCAGGTCCATGCCCTGCTGCTGCAGGACCGGCCACAGGTACTGGGTGGTCAGGGCGTCGCAGATGAGCGCGAGCGGCGGTTCGAGGTGGGTGACCACCACGTCCTCCTGCACGAGCCACGCGCCCCAGTGGTTCATTCCGCCGGTGCCGAGCAGGAGTTCGGGCGGCGCATCCTGTCCCAGCGCCAGCCGCCGGATCGCCTCGTCGCGCAGCGCGCGGGCCTCCTGGTCGAGCGGCTTGGAGAAGGTGATGAAGTTGAAGAGCTGGGTTGCCTCGTCCGGCACGGTGGCGACGAGAGGCACGAAGGCACTCGCATTTCCACGGTCCTGGATCGGCTTGAGCATCGCCTCCATCAGGGCCTCGGTGAACTGGTCGGTGGAGTCGTCCTCGGGCAGCCCGGCGGCGATACGCAGCGCGCGCTGGGCACTCTGCGGAATGAGCAGCAGGCCAGCCCCGGCCAGCCGGGAGTCGATCTGGGCGGAGACGTGCATGGTCAGGCCGACCAGCTCTCGCAGCACCGGCAGCGAGGAGCGGGTGGGTGAGTCGGCCTCCCACCACTTCCGCGGGTGCGGCCGCCAGACCCGGATGAGCCACACGTCGTCCGGCCGACATTGGATCTTCTCGCCGTCGCTCTCCCCGAGCAGGAGAGTGACCTGGCCGCCCGAGTTCGAGGAGACCTCCGACACCGAGAGCATCCGCCATTCGAGGTCCTCGATAGCCAGCAGGGGCTGGCCGTTTTCATCCGACGGCGGCGGCGGCGGGGGCATCGTCTCGTCGCGGTCGGACCGCAGGGACTCAGGCAGGAGATAGCGCGGAATGCCCGCCAGCCAACCGTCCCCGGTCACGAACAGGTTGATCCCGAGGCGGTAGAGGAGCTGGGCCAGGCTCGCGGCGGAGTCCCCGACCGCGTCGAGCACGTCGGTGATCTCGGGTTGATCTTCGAGCGGGGCGGGAGCGCCCGTGGGATCGTCAGGATCAGCGCGGCCGACGAAAAGCCGCGCCTGGGATAGGCGGCCCGCCAGCGTGGTGGCCAGGAACCGCTGCTCGCCGACCAAGTCATACAGCTCCCAGGCGTCCTCCTGCCACCCCACGGCGCGATTCCCCGCGCGGGCCATCGTTTGTGCGGTGAGCCGCTTCGCGCTGGCCACGAGGGAGGCAAGCGGAGCGGGTCGGTCGCGGCGCGTCTGCCCCTGCAGGACCGGGGCGGACGCGGGGCGGGTCGGGTCCTCGGGCATGCGGCCCATCCTCCTGCCTGCAGGGGCAGGGGCATAGGCCGGAACCGGCCGGAATCAGGCCTACCGGCCGGGCTGGCCGGTCTGCAGGCCTCCTGGGTCTGCTCCCCCTGCCCTGGCCGGTTTCGTCGTCCAGCGGTGTTTCCGCAGGTGAAAGGGGGTCTGCAGGGGGCTCCAAGGAGGAGGAACGCGCCCGCCTGCGCGGCGCATGCGTGCGCGCGAAAGGATAGAGCGACGGGTCTGCTAGCGCAATGTAATACAAAGCACAGATCACTAGCACATGCCCTGACCAGGCATTTCACCTAGTGCTAGCGTAGTGTAATACTGGTCACATTGCGGAGTTGCGGTGCTCCTTGCATGCATTGCGTATTACTGGACATGTGCGGCCCGACCGGGGCCGCCAGACCGGGGCCGGGAGGCCCACCGAGAGGGAACCGAAATGGGCACGACCCGCCGCACCGCCGCACCGACCCGCACCCGTAGCTCGCGCACGCGCGTGCACCCGACGAAGGGGACAGCTGTGACCTCACCCGACCCGCAGGCCGACGCCGACGCGATGGCGAAGATGATCATCGACGGCTCGATCACCTTCGAGGAGGGGGTGGCCGCGACCTTGACCGGCCGCAAGCCGCGTACCCGCCGCACTTCCGCCGCCGCTGCTCCTGCTGCCCCCGAGGTGGCGGAGGAGGCCGCGCCGGTCGCGCAGGAGGAGGAGGCCCCTGCCCCGCAGACTGCGATCCAGCGTCGGATGGCCGAGCTGGCCTCCGCGATCAAGCCGAAGGCCGCGCCGAAGGCAGCCGGGACTACCGCCCGCGTCGTGACCCGGCGCGCGCTGGCTGCCCCCGAGGGCGAGGTCGAGGGCGAGCAGGCGATGCGCGACCTCCTGGCTGACCTGCGGGACTCCACCGACGCGGGCACGACGGCCCGGCTGCGGCGCGAGAGGGACGTGCTGCTGGACGAGATCATGTCCACCGGCCTCATCTCCATGCGCGAGTTGATCCGCCGATGCTTCGGCCCGGAGGCCCCGGCGTCGAGCTTCACCACCGCCATGCAGAAGCGGGGAGCCGCGATCCGCGCCGCCTCCGAGGGCGAGGTCGAGGAGACTCCTGCCCCCGCGCCCGCTCCCGCTCCTGCGCCCGCCGCGTCGAAGGTAGTCCCCCCGAAGGCCCGGACCCGGAAGGCGGCGGCCAAGTGATGACCGATCCCGCGTACCCGGCCGACCCGGCGCTCGACGCCTGGCTCGAGGCCGAGGCCGCCCGTGGCGACCTCGCTTTCACCCCGGAGACGATGCCCTGCTACGCCTGCGGAGGCTTCGACGGAGTCACGGCTCCCGAGCGCAGGATCGTCGCCCTCGGGCCGGTCACCAACCGGGCGGACCCCACCCAGACCTACCGATTGGAGTGCGGCCACACCGCGATCTAGCCTGCCCTGCCCCTGCTCCCCCTGCCCCTCCGACCACCCACACCCTGCAGTCAGCCTGAAAGGCGAGATGTCATGTCCCACAACATCACCGAGCGCGATTCCATGTTCACCGTCCGGGAGGCCGCCTGGCACGGCCTCGGCACGGTGCTCACCGACTACCCGACGCGGGCGGAGGCCCAGGCGGCCGTCCTGCCCTGGGAGCCGGTGACCGAGCCCGTCTTCCGCCGCGTGCCCGGCTTCGACGAGAAGGGCGAGCCGACCGTGACCTTCGAGCCGATCGAGGAGTTCCGCGCCAACGTCCGCAGTGACGACAACTCGGTCCTGGGGCTGACTTCGTCCGCGTACGAGACCGTCACCAACGGCGAGATGTTCGACATCGCCGAACTCCTGCAGGGCGAGGGCGAGGCCGTCCGCTACGAGACCGGTGGCTCGCTCAAGGGCGGCGCCAAGGTCTGGCTCCTCCTGCGCCTAAACGAGCCCCTGACGGTGCTCGGGGACCCGCACGGGGCGACCATCCCGTACTACGCCTTGCAGAACGCCCACGACGGCTCCGGCGCGTTCCGGGGGCAGGCCACGATGACCCGCATCGTGTGCGACAACACGTCCCAGCTGGCCGACATGGATGCCCAGGCGCGGGGAACCGAGTTCACCTTCCGCCACACCAAGAACATCAAGGAGCGCGTCGAGGAGGCCAAGGCCGCGCTGGCGGGCTGGCGCGACTCGATCCAGCGCTGGAAGTTGCTGTCGGAGGCCCTGCTTGACGCGAAGGTCGAGGAGGAGGCCGTCCTCATGTTCGTCGAGAAGTTCATCCCGATGCCGACTCTCGGAGTCTCCGAGCGCGTGCAGGACAACGTCCGCAAGGCACAGCTGGAGCTGTTGACGATCATCAACAGCGAGACCTGCGAGGGCATCGGCCATACCGCCTACGGCCTCGTGCAGGCGGCGACGGAATACCAGCAGCACTACCGCAAGTCGCAGTCGGGCGAGAGCCGCTTCAAGCGGGCCTACCTGGACCGGAGCGACGTGCTGGTGCAGGCCCAGGACCTGGTCGCCGACCTGGTCGGAGTCCCCGCGCTGCGGGCCACCCCGGTCGCGGTCTGAGATGACCCACCCCGACGCCTTCTCCCGCAGCACGCGGGAGAAGGCCTCGGCCCTCCTGCGCAGAGCAGGGGGGCTGCGGCCTGATGACGAGCAGCCGGACATCTGGTGGGCTCGGTCCTCCAACGGTTCCGACGTCTACCGCGTGCAGATCAACCGCCAGCTCGGGTGGGTCTCGTGCACCTGCCCGCACGGCCTGCATGTCGGCATGGCCTCCTGCTACCACGCCGCTGCCCTCCTGCTCCACCTCGCGGAGCTGGAGGCTGCCGAGGCCGAGGAGGAGGAGGCCAAGGCACCGGTCGGCGGTGGGACTACCCACCTGTACTGGTCATCCGTCCCGTCCCTGCGGTCCGCCTGTGGCCGGATGCTCCTGGACCCCGTGACCTACCTGACGGAGGACCTGGACGCCGTCTCCTGCAGGACCTGCCGCCGCTCGCGGCGTTTCAGGACACTGGCCGCCCTCGCGGCCGCCGGAGCCCCGAAGGGGCGGACATGATCATCATCGTCGTGGGACCGCTGTCCCTGCCGCCGATCCCGGCCTGGGTGGGAGTCGCCGCGACCGTGCTGCTGCTCCTGCTCGGCCTTGCGTTCCTCGTGGCCGTGGCGCGCGTGGGTGCGCGGGCGCAGGAGAAGGGCGGCCAGGGCCAGGTCGACGCGAGCTGGTTCCGCGAGCACCGCACCAACAACCAAGAGGGAGAGAGATGACCGAGGACCCATACCGCGACGAGATCCTCCGCAGACTGCAGGAACTCAACGACCGTCGCAACGACATCCACCGGCACCCGGGGCCGGAGCACGTGGGCTCCGTGCTGCCCGAGGTCCTGGAGGACCTGGCGGAACGGAATGCGCGGTGGCGCGCGGCCGATCGCCAGCAGGAGGCCGCCGATGCCCTGGCCACCCGGGCCCGGTTTCGCCGCCTGCGCCAGGACCCGCTCCGCCTCCTGCGCGGGGAGGAGGCGTGATCACCATGACCATCCGGTGCGCCCGGCGCGTGGAGCAGGAGGGAGGAGGAGGCCCCCCGGTGCCCTGCAGCGCGAAGCTGGTCGGCCCCCGGACCTTCGGCTACCTGGAGGCCAGCCGAGCAACCGTGCAGGCCCTGCGGAGCCAGGGCTGGTCGGTCCAGGACGTGTCCCTCGGCGGGACGATCCGGGTGGCCTACTGCCCCAAGCACCAGTGAGTCGAAACCCCGCGCCCGTCGCGGGGTCCGCCGGAGACTAGTCCACCCGGCGCTGAGGAGACAGGACGAGCGAGAGGGAGAGTGGCATGACCACGATCACGGGCACGGATGCCCCGGCGCTACCGCCGGACTGGATGGCGACCAAGCCGTTCCAGATGACGATCCACTACGAGTTCGGACGAAAGGGACTGTGGAGCGGGCCGTCCCGCAAGGACATCGACGACCGGCTGACCCCGGTCTGCGGGCAGGTGGGATACGTCCAGGTGACCCAGGTCCCGTCGATCATCTCCTGCACGAAGTGCCGCAAGGCCTTCGCCCGGCAGGAGGAGAGATGAGCGTCCAGCTACCCGAGTCGGTCCTCCAGCCCTCGGCCTTTGAGCGCTGGCAACGAGATATGCCGCAGTGGCGGATCAAGCCACTGGTCGACACCGTCGTGTTCTACCCGTACGGCGGGGACGTCAGGAGCCAGGGCAGACTGCCGATGCTGCACTCCACCCGGGGATACTGCGCCCGGAACCGGACGGCTGACATGGCGGTGTTCTCGCGGGAGTTCGCCGAGGCTCTGCTCGAAGTGGAGATCATGCGGGCATCCCGCCACCAACCCCCGGTGGCCGCCTTTTGCACGAATTGTCTCCTGCGACAGCAGGAATCGTCGGCATGAAGCGGGCGCACGACTTCGGTGAGATGGCCGAGGGCTCGGCATTCTGCCGGGCCTTCGGGCACAACTGGGCGCAGGTCTCCCACGAGGCCTACGGCGGGAAGGGGCGAAAGCCTGGCTGGGCCGTGACTCTCGAATGTCCGACCTGCGGAACCCGTAAACACTTCATGCTCTCGCAACGCGGGGAGCTGACTGCCCCTCGGTACGAGTATCCCGACAACTACCTGGCGGCGTTCTACATCGGCGCCGAGGAGCGCGGCCAGTTCCGCCTGGAGGCCCTTGGCCTGCACGACAACCCGCTCAGGGTGATCAACGGAGGGAAGGAATGAAGGCCTGGCCCTACATCCCCGGAGTCCCGGCCGCCGGTCATGTGACCAGCGGCGGGGCCTGGCATCCCGGACCGATTGCGACGTGCACTCGGTGCACCCCACCTACGAGAGAGAAGCGATAGATGGCGAGACATCTTGGTGGGTCACGCTATTTCGTGATCGACGTAACCGCAGAGCACATCGCCACGGCGGTGATACAGAACAGCGGAAGGTGCATGATCGCCGACGCGATCAAGTCGAGTCTCGACGGACTTCGACCGCTTGTAGATTCACAGACGATCCGCTGGACCGATCGTGAGACAGGTGATCGCTATATAGCTCTCACTCCTGCCTATGCCATCACAGCTCTCGCAGCCTTTGACTTGGGCGTCCGTCCAGAGCCATTCATGCTGCGGGTTTATCCCTTCCAGACTATTCCAAAGGCTAAGCGGGACCGTCGACCTCCTGCTAAAGGGCGAAAAGCTGCGGCCGATGCGCCATCTGAGCGTAGACCGCGACAACCTCGGAAGGTGACCCCGACCAAGGGCAGAGGTAAGCCCCCGCTCCATATCGAGGGCGGCACACCACCCCCGGTAGCGGCGCTATCTAACTGGGGTGGCAGCCGCCGCTACTTCGGAATGCGGCTGGCCGGGAAGGTCTCACCCGAGATGGCCAAGAAGATCCGCGCCAAGCTCGATCAGGAGTCGAAGCCGAGGGGAAGGCGAAAGCCGTGACCGCACCACTCAACCCGCTCGATCCCTTCGGTCTGCTGCGCTCCTGGCAGGAGGCCGGGCAACAGGCCCAGGAGGCCGCTGACCGGGTCGTGACCCAGGCCCGGCAGGCCAGGAGGACTGCAGCGCTGGCAGCACTCCTGGCTGACGTGGACGCGGCCTACGCGGCTTTCAAGGTGCACCCGGACTCGGAATCCGCCGCCAACCTGATCGGCGCGGCCGAGCACTACCGAGGGGTGGCGGAGTCGTGAGCTTCACCTGCCCGGTCTGCCAAAGGACCAGCCACCACCCGACCGATGCCGCCGAGGGCTACTGCCGCCGCTGCGGCGGATGGACCGGGGCGGCGCAGGTTCTCGCCCAATCCTCGGTCGAGCTGCAGGCCGCACTGGACGAGCTGAATGCCCTGCTCCGGGAGGATGCTCGAAAGTTCCCGCGCGGGCACCCATGTCGGGACTGCGGGCGGTTCTACGACGAGCACCCGACTCGGCAGTGCGGAGGGTGGTCGTGACGTGAGCTACGACCCCGAGGACGACTTCAGTCTCAGCCGCGCGCTGGACCGGCTGTCCGACCGGAAGTACGAGCTGGAGGCCGCGATACGCCTCGTGCTGGTCTGCTGGGACGGCATGAGCGAGGACCTCAAACTCG